CACGGTAGATCACGTAGCCGTTCGGTGCCTTTGCTGCCTTCGGTGCCGCCCCCATCTCTTCAGGCGTCAAGGTGATCACTTCGGGCACTGCGGGCAGTTGGTCTGCCTTCGGTTCGATCAGCGTCAAACCCTTGCCAAAGTCCACGCTTTCACCCGTCGCAACCCAGTGTGCCGCATGCTCACTCGTGCCTTGGCGCAACTCATAGTCGCAACGCTCAAAGCCTTCCATGTACGAACGCGCTTGCCAGCTATTGGAGGCAGCGAAGGACGCCTGGCGATGCAGCGCATATCTGTTGTTCTTGCGAACCAAGATTGCGTCCTTGCTGCCTTTGATCATGTAGTCTTTCTTCGCTTGTGCCATGGTTGCCTCTAGGTTTGTTTGGGTTGGTTCGTTTGCTGCAGGACTTCACTGTAACTGAACGTATCGTGTTGTACAACCCCACACATCAAAAAGGTTTGTGCGCCTGTTGCAAAGACGCCACGCCCAACCCTGGGCAACTATCGTTTCGCCTTGCATTCCCACGGTTTCCCTGTGCCATCCGCGCTACACCTATCGTCCTGCCACGCGCAACAGTGCGACCAGGCGTTACACCCCGCCACTCGCCCCTAGATTCCCCCTGATTACCTGCGGATCACGCACGCATCGCACCACGTTGGATAGTCCATCCGATGGGATCGTAATGGAATCAAGGACTTAGAGCAGCATGTGCCTGCGTCCTGCCTGTGCCTCCCTGCCAAGTACCCCCCGTGCTGCCTTCAGAGGCACTTCAAAAAGACCGGTAAAGCCCTCGGCGTTGTTGTTGTTGTTGAGCCTATTCAGTGGGTGAGGTCTGGCCAAAACACAGACCCCCCTAGGACCCCCGCCGGTCCCCAAAGTGACCCGTCCCCATTTCCCTACGCAGCACCCACAGGTACCCCCGGTACCCCCGGGGTGCCCCAAAGTTGTACAACTAGACCCCCCACGCAACCCATGAAGAACGTCCACAAGTACCTGGCACACCCGTGGGGCCGCGAGGTTTGGTTCACGCAAGACGACAAGGCCCTCAAGGCGCTCGGCAAGAAGTTCAGCCTGAACCTCGACCTCGAGGGATCCTTGGGCCTCTGTTGGGGCACCTCGACCCGAGCGCTCGTCATCTGGGTACGCCCAGGTGCTGATGTCACCGTGCTCGCCCATGAGTGCTGCCACGCAGCCCTGGACATCCTCGACTACGCAGGGATGAACCCTGCACACGCCAACGGCGAACCCATGTGCTACACCCTGCAGCGCATGCTCGAGCAGTTCACTCCCCATCTCCTCCCTCCTCAGAACTCCTAAGTGCCCCCTGGGGCGCATCCCCCTATGGCACTCGAAACAGGCACGTACATCTCCGATCTGGTAGCCGCTAACCCGGTTGGCTCCGATCCCATCGCTTTCGCAGACGATCACCTTCGTCTCATCAAGAACACCCTGAAGAACACCTTCGTCAACGTGAAGGGCGCGGTCTCCGCAACCCACGAGAACCTCTCCAACGGTACCCCGGTGGGCCTGATCGCTATGTGGTCGGGCGGCACGCTTCCGGCTGGCTGGGTGCTCTGTAACGGCCAAACGGTGGCCAAGGCAGACGGATCCGGCAACATCACCACCCCCGATCTCCGAGACCGCTTCGTGGTCGGCACCGGGGGATCCTATGGGGTCGGCAATATTGGTGGCGCAGCGGTGGTGGCCCTCACTTGGGACCAGATGCCCGCGCACAACCACGCGGCCAACACGGATGCCCAAGGATCCCACGCCCATACCGGGTCTACCGGTTGGGTCGGTGACCACCAACACACGCTACCGAATCTCGGCTCAGTCCAGGCAGGCGGCGACAACGGGGGTGCGAATGTGCCGGTCAATACCGGTTACGCCTCGGGCCGCTACATGTCCCCCACGGACCCCGCAGGCGGCCACAACCACACATTCACCACGGATGCCGTAGGGAACCATTCCCACGCGGTCTTCGTCGGTAACGCAGGCTCGAGTGCAGCCCACGAAAACCGTCCTCCTTACTACGCCCTGGCGTTCATCATGAAGGTGTAAGCCATGGCTATCGAATCCGCGCAGTACATCAACCAACTGGTCGCAGCCAATCCGCTGTCGACCGACTCAGTGTCCCAGGCCGACGACCATCTCCGGATGATCAAGTCAGTACTCCTCACGACGTTCCCGAACCTGGACTCGCCGGTCACTGCCACCCCGAAGCAACTGAACAACCCGGTGCCCCAAGGCGCGATCATCCTGTGGTCTGGTGCCACCTCGGCGCTCCCCACGGGCTATGGGTTGTGCGACGGGACCCAAGGGACCCCGGACCTCCGCGACAAGTTCGTAGTCGGGGCAGGGACCACCTATGCGGTCAACGCAGTCGGCGGCTCGGCCCTCACGGGTTTCGCAGGGTCGCACACGCACACCGAGAACTCGGCCACGGCCAACCTCAACGTGTCGAGCCTCGCGGTCGCGGCAGGCGCTGATACCTCCGTGGTCTCCGCTGTGGTTCCCCAGGGACACACGCACACCATCAACCAGGTGGGCGATCACCAGCACTCGAGCCTCCCGCCGTATCTGGCACTCGCCTACATCATGAAACTGTAAATGGCAAACCTCCCACTTCGTCAGCTTGGGGGCGTGGGAGTGATTACCGACGCCAGCCCGTATGACCTGCCGCCCAATGCCTTCTCGGCGGCCAACAACGTCATCTTCTCGGAGAACCGGATCCAGCGTGCTCCGGTCTTCAAACAACTTTTCAACCCGATCCGCTCGACGCTGTCGTATGACGCCGGTACAGGCTCCTACGATGCGAACGCGAACCTCTACAACTCGGCAGAGGGCGGAAGCTCCAACGCTTCGCGCTTCGTCGGTTCCTATACCGACCCCACTGCCGGTGAGACGGTATTCGTGGCCGACAACGATGGGACCATCCGTGCCTACCCAGGCAACGTGATGTCCTTCCAGACCCCGACGACCGGGAGTGTCACGAACGACAATCCGTGGACGCACGCCCAGGTCGCTGGTCTCTCCCTACTGGCCCGCAAGGGCATGCGCCCGTACGCTCGGAATATCAAGAACGACACCATCTACTCCCTCATGGGAGGCGACTGGGTCGCTACGGATACCGCAAGCATCGTACGGGGCTTCAAGGGATACGCGGTGATGCTCGGGGTCAACAAGAATGGTGTGGACTACCCCACGATGGTGAAGTGGTCGAACCCGCTCCAGTATTCGACCGCGGTCTCCGGGTTCCAATGGGATCCCGCGAACCCGAACTTCGTGGCCGGTGAGAACATCATCGGTGACATGAAGAACCCGATCCGTGATGGTCTCTCGCTTGGCGAGGCGTTCATCCTCTACTCCCAGAACCAGTTGTGGCTCATGGAGTACTCGGGGGACGTCAACGTGTTCAACTTCCGGCGCTTGCCCTTCGAGGGCGGCATCGTGAACGCGAACTGCGTGGTCGAGGTCGAGAGCAAGCACTTCGTCTTCGGCGACAACGACATCTACGTCCACGACGGTATCAGCCGCCAGTCCATTGCGGATGGTCGCGTCCGTCGCCGGATCTTCAACACCCTGGATCGCAACAAGCAGTCGTTCTGCTTCGTGGCTCACGACTCCGTGTCGAAGCTGCTGCACTTCTGCTACGCGACCCTGCAGGACGAGGCCTCCTTCGCAGGCACCGCCTTCTGCAACCAGGCCGCGACCTACAACTACAAGAACGACACCTGGACGTTCGTCGACCTTCCGAACATCGTCGGGGCGACTGAGGCCAACGCCGCGCTCGTCAAGAACTCGTTCCCCACGGTCACCAACAGCTACTCACTGTTCAACACGTCCTACACCTCGTTCTCGGGGGGCGGCACGCCGAAGCTGGCAATCATGCTCGGTGTGTACGACCAGTCCAAGGGTCTCTCGGATTCCTGCGTGTACGCCGTCGACCTCCCAACGGTCGGCCTGGTGAACCTGCCAGCCAACACCGAGACCCTCAAGCCCGCATACGTGGAGCGCGTGGGGATCTCCTTGGACACCCAGGGCCTGCCGCTACGGTCGTACAAGACCGTCCAGTGCGCGGTCCCGGAGTCGTTCTTCGACGATTCCACGGGCACGTTCACGTTCGAGTTCGGATCCACGGACCTCGCGGAGCAGACCCCGAACTACCGCTCCAAGTCGACCTTCAACCCGGCAACGGACTACAAGCTCGACATGATGGTCTCGGGCCGCTACCTGTCCTACAAGGTCAGCACCGCGTCGATCTCCAACTTCCAGCTTTCGGGCATGGACGTTGAGGTCAAGTCCCTTTCCAAGAGG